CCTAAAGCAACAGAGTTAGCGGCAACTGTAGCATTAAGAGTTGCACTACCTAAATTAGTAATTGTAACGTTACCAGTTAAATCACCACCAAGAGTTATGGTAAAGTCAGCAACATCAAGACTAAGAGTAGCATTAGCATCATCATAAGATGCAGCAATACCGCTATGTGTAGCGGTAGTGAAAAGCGAAGCAACAGCATCTTGAGCGGCTTCAGTAAAATCAGTAACGGCAGTAGATGTGATACTGATAGCAGAGTTGCTAGCAGAACTGATACGACCATCTGTGCCAACAGTAAATGAAGCACTATGAGTTGCGTTTCCATGCGAACCGGCCGAAACACCCGTTGTTGTCAAAGAAAGATCAATAGCGCCATCGCCAGCGTCATCATAAGAAGCAGAAATTCCTGTGTGAGAGCCGTTTGTAACAAACTGACCACCAACAATATCCTGAACCTGCTCTGTACTAACTGTTGCTCCAGAAACAGCGGCATCAACATAAGCAGTAGTAGCAACAGTTGTACTGTTATTGTTAGCGGAAGGAGTTGTAGCGGTAGCGCTAGAACCTAATGCAACTAATCCAGAAAAAGTTTTATTGCCAGTAATAGTCTGAACACCGGAAAGGGTAACAAAAGTACCTGAACCGCCAATCGCAACGACGGTGTTAGCATCACCATTAATATCGGAACCTTTACCATAGTAAAGTGTGTCATCAACTTCATTGAATGCAAGCTCAGCATTCTTTAGAGAACTAGGAGCGCCGGCTGAACCCGTCGCCCTTCTCTTAATCCGAATTGTATTCGCCATTTAAAAATTTCCTCCATTAACGGTATGACCTGTTGACGGGTGAACATGATCAGACCTTGATACTGTTAAAGCAACCCCAGCAGTCCCAGTATTAGCCAGTTCTGTTGGAATTGCATTACCAAGTTGTAAACTACTTGGTACTGTAATTGTAGCAGAAGATGTATTCAAAATAGTAACATCTCTATTAGTTGTTGTATTAGTACCAGTTTGAATAATAGTAATATCGCTAGACGTAACAGTTAAACTGGTAATATCGTTACCTCTAATTGTAAGGGTTGTTACATCAGCTGCCACGTGTAACCTCGCCTTGAACCGTCGCTTTGCCGGCTACAAGAGTGGTTACAACGGTATTATTCGTTTCTTGAAGATCATAAAAATAGACACCGCTAGTGATATTGGAAGTCACATTCGGCTCTAAACTGAACTGCATTACTCCGTTTGGGCCATCGGTGATTTGGGTGGTAAAAGTAGCAATAATTGTATTAGAAGTCTTTGTTTTTCTAACCTGTCCTGTATAAGTCCGGGTCGAAATATTAATATTGGCATTAGCGGAATTACGGAGACGTAATTCGTGAATATAAGTATCTCCTTGATAAATGATAATATTTCGTTCCGCAGCCATGATTATTCCTCATTTAATAATACTTCAATTTCATCCCAACAGCAATTTGTTTCATTCCATTCATAATTTTTACCATCATTAGGATAAGGAATGGGTGCTACCCAATGGCAAGTCTCTTCATCAAGAATCCAAGAATCAAAATATTTGGGCGGAATAAAAGCATCACGAACTTCATCATAAGTGTAGCCAATTCCAGCATAGTTTTTGCGAAATGGAATACCCCCATCTAAGTGAGCGCCAGCATAAGTGTTGTATGAAGTTTTAATCCAACGACCACCAAGGTTTTCCACAAACCAATAGTACCCCTCATCAGGGGAATCGTTTGACCCAACAAGGACACGAACCACAATATTATTTTCGTCTATTTCAGCCCAATGACTCATGTTATATACCTAATTATAACAATACCAGAACCACCAATTCCTCCTAAATATGGTAAATTAGCGGCACCACCACCACCGCCTCCTCCAGTATTTGCAGTGCCGTTAAGAGCAGTAATATTTGATGCACGATGAGCACCTCTACCACCACCACCAGAACCACCAGTTGCAGTTGTACCAGTATTAGTGCCGCCATAACCACCACCACCGCCTCCGCCGTATGTTACCCCATTTAATGTAGCAGTTGCACCATTTCCGCCATTTCCACCTCTAGATGGGCCTACAGCACCGCCAGCAGCCCCGGCACCACCACCGCCACCACCTTGCGATGCTGACCCAGCACTACTACCACTAAAACCAGAATATCCAGAAACAACTCCACCGCCAGCAGTAGATGGGGAACCACCACCTCCACCACCTGCAACACCATCACGACCGGATAGCCCTGCCGCCCCGTTACCCAACGCACCACCTCCACCACCACCTTGAGGTGGGGCAGATAGAGAAAAACAAATTGATTGAAAGCCATTCGAGCCGCGAGAAGCAGGGGTACCGGGCATGGACGCATTGCCACCTCTTGAACCACCAGCACCAACAGTTACTGCATGAGTTCCAGCACTAACAGAAGCAGTAGATTCAAAAATATAACCTCCTCCACCACCGCCAGAACCGCCAGTGCTAGTACCACCGCCGCCTCCACCGCCGCCTCCACCAACTAACAAAACATCAACAGTTTTAGAACCATCACCTGTCACTACAAAGTTATCTGAGGCTGTAAAAGTGTGAATAGTGTAAATACCACTAGTAGTGATAGTTCCACCAGTAGCAGTCCAAGGTGAACTGGAAGTAAAGCCAAATCCTTTAATACCAAAAGATGAAACTCTAGGCATAATTAACTTCCAAATTTAGTTTGAGATGCAAAAACCGTAAATGCATTAGCCCCAGTTTTAATAATATTATATACATAAATATCATTACTACTAGCATTACCGCCAGTAGGAGCAGTACCGCCTTGCCATTTAGGTGTCACGGTATTGCCATCAATTTTAAATACACTAGGCCAATAAGCAGTTGCACCATTTTGTATAATTATAGCAAACGTAGCACATTCACCAGTAAGCATTTTTGAATCTAATGTACCAGAAGTATGAGTATAGTAAAGATTAATATTTGAATTAGCAGTAGCATCAGCATTATAATAATAAATAGAAGCAGTACTCAAACTTATATTTGATTCTGCAGCTAAACCTGCACCTGTAACACTTATTTTTTCTTTAGAAAATGTTGTTACAAGATTAGGCAAAGCGGAAGTAGTTGTTGTACCTGTAGTAATATATGAAACTAAAGCTTCACCAGAAACATCAAGAGTTGTTGTTGGTGAAGCCGTGCCAATACCAACTCTATTATTAGCAGAATCAACAAATAAAGTATTAGTATCAATTGTAATATTTCCAGATACTGTTAAATTAGATAATGTTCCAACAGAAGTAATATCGGATAAATTTCCGGTCGTTACAATTGTGCCATTAGCATCTGGGACAGTTAATTCTCTATTAGAAGATAGAGTAGTTGGCTTAAGAGTAGCATTATAAGAAGATGAACCACCGGCACGACCAGCAATTATTAGTCTATCCCAAGTAGAAGCATTTCCAGCAGTAATATAACTAGTTGCTTCTATATTTCCATTTACACCTAAACCATAAGTATAAGTAAAACCACTGTTAATACTATTAATAGTTAAATCACCAGCATTAGTGATAGTAACAGTAGGTGATCCACCAACATTAGAAAACTCAAGAAAGTTTACTGCGCCGGCTGATTTAATTTCTAAAATTGTAGATTTATTTGATACTGCACTTATTTTTCTTAATTGTTCAGATACAAGTTTGATCATAATAACTACGCATACTCCACACCAGATATCGTTATTATAACATCAACATTAGTGTTTGCATAAATAGAATAACCATTACTTAAAATTAATGTTGAATCTATTTGCAATGATTCATTTGAAACTATAGCCATATTGCTTATATAAAGATTATTTGAAGCAGCGCTACCAGAAGGAGGAACAATATTCAACACAACTGTTCTTACAGTGGTTGTATTAGCATTACAAATATTTATACTTTTGACAATAGTATAATTGCCGGCTGTGCTTCCAACCGTATAAATATTTGCACCAGTACCCGTCCCATTCCCAACATAAAGAGTTTTAGGAGTTAAAGAAGCCATTTACACCCCCGCCCATAATAAAACTTGATTATCATAAGTTGTAGTATTCATATCCTGAATAACAGTAGCATCAAGAACATGATCTATTGTTTCGCCGGCCGTGTGAGCAGAAGCAGAAACACCATCATAACCTCTAGAAGCAACAGTCAAAGTATTAGCGGCTCTAGAAGTAATAAGAATTTTTTCTTCAGTCAGTTGACCTCTATTAATAATAATTGTAAAAGGAGCAGTTGCTCCAGTAGGAAATGTTGAACCATCAGTTAAATCAATAGATGTAGCTGAGTTATTGATATTGGAAGCTAAAGTTGTACTTAAAACACTACCAATAATTTCTCTTCTTTCCATTAGTCCAAACTCACCGTCAACGCTCCGCTGGATATTCTCACAGCGTCACCACTAGTAACAGATCGACTTGTTGTTAAAGTACCCCAATAAAGCAAGTTTCCGCTGGTCAGGTTATCTAAAATTGCAACAGCAACAACAGTACAAGTAGGCATATTAGTAAAATCAACATTGGCACTATTACTTGCAGAACCACTAGATGCAGCACCAAATGTAATTGTTTGACGAGCATAAGAACCACCAGTAACTTCTGTTCCAGCAGTTGAATCAGACGGAGCAACAGTATATAAAGCGGCATATACAGTTGCAGGCATTGTGAAAGAAGTGGTGCCAAGAGAATGATCAATAAGTTTATTCTCTAAATAATCAGATGCGGAACCCGCCATATTCAGTTCTCCTTAGCGTAATCTTCTAGTTCAAGTTGATCTGGTAATCTAAAATTGTCTAACTTAAGAAGTCTATCTGCTTCTTCGACTGGAAGCAAATAAATAGGATTATCTCTAGTAAACCTAAATCCATCCGCAGTCACATATGCAACACCAGAAGAAAAATAGACAAATTTATAACCATCAGGTGCCGTAGCAATCACCTTGTCTCTATCGTTTACAACTTTTTTAATTTTAGGTTCTGCTTTAGTAGCAGTCTTTTTTGCCGGCTTGGGAGCGGCGGCATCAGAAGTAACAACGTTTCTACTCATAGTACCTCAATTGTATCATAAAAACCTTTACATACAAACACAAGACCCCGGCTTTCGCCGGGGCCAAGTGCCGAACGTAATATGTAACTATAACGTCCTAAGGATTACAGGGTACGAAGCTTGACGTTCTTCGCAATCACATACGACTCAGCGTTCTCAATGTTGGACGCAATCCGCATGAACTGTGTGTACTCAATTGTGTCAGTCTTCGGCTGGAACTGGCGATACACTGTAATGTCACGATGCAGACCAACAATCTTGTTGTTCGGCTGTGTCAACTCAATGTAACCATGAGAACCAGCGGCACCCGAATAGTCACCCGAAACAGTTTCGGGCATCAACGGAACCTCAACCAACGGAATACCAAACGGCGAGATGCCAGTCGCACCAGCACCGCCATTAGCACGCATAGCGCCCGTCAAGAACGCCGTGTCGCCAATGGTCGAACCGGGCGAAGGGGCACCAGAAGTAGCAGCAGTAGCGCTGTTCGGAGCCGAAAGGCTGAAGATGGTGTCCTGCACCACGCCAGAACCAGTGAAGTAACGAAGATCGTTTCTTCTCTGGAGATACTTTGTCGGCATGTTGCGGAGAACACGATCAAATGTCGCACGCGACACGTTGTTTCCAGCCTCATCAACCACTGTACCGCTAGCAATCGCCAACTTCACAAAGCCATCAAGAGCCTTGAGAAGAGCGTTGCCCGACGAGGTGTTGCCATTGATAAGCAGATCGTCAAGGTCATTGGCAGTCTGGCGAGCCATAACCTGCGCAATGTGATCCTCAAGCGACGGGCCTTCAATGTTATCCTCTAACGACTCAGTGCTGATCTCCCAATCCAGACGCAATTTAACGCTGGACAGCGAAACCTTTGTGAATGTAACGGCGGCGTTAGAACCATCGTCAGTCGCCTCCGAAGCCTTGCGAAGAAGACGAGTCCCCACCGCAAGTTTGTCAATTTCCATTGACGGTGTGCGCATACGCACGACACGTGCGTTCTGCATAAGAACAGACTGATCGACCACAAAATCTAAGAACCGATTCGCCTGCTCAGCATTCAGAAGACCACCCGAAGCAGCACCGACAACGCTAGTTGTCACCTCGTTAGCCTTCGCTAAAATTTCCTCTTGAGTTGCCATATTATATTTTCCTCCTAATCAAGACTTATAGCCAAGGGACTTAACCAGCGCCTCTGGCAGATAAACATTACCCCAGAACGACTTGGACTCCGACTTGCTAAGCTCCTCAGCATCGTCTTCATCCTCCGGGTCAACACTCTTTTTAATAGCACCAGCGCTTGCATAAGCCTCAACCTTCTCGGTCTGCTCAGCAAGAGCCTTCTCCGCCGAAGCGAGCTTCTCAGCCAGCTCAGCGCTCTTATCTTCAAATCCCTTAGCAAGTTCATTGATTTTAGTGGTCACGCTAGCGTCAACCTCTTCCTTAATAGAAGCGGCGAAATCGGTAAGCCTCTGATCAATGACGGTGCCAAGAGCTTCTTTTAAGATATCAATATCCATATATTCATCCTCCTTGGTGTCATTCTCCGCTTCAACGGTTTCGGTTGAAGCAATTATATCGGTTTCTTCAGACTTAGAAACTTCCTCATCTGGAATCAACCAGTTAATGAATCTTTTCATCAACGAAAGTTTGTTTTCTACAGATGAATCCATATTATTCACCGTATCATAATTAACATCATTTTGCAAATTAATGTCATTTTCCGATTCAAGCATTTCCAAAATCATTAGCAGCTCAGTATCGTCCAAACTTTCTTTCAAAGACTCAAGTTCTTTAATCATATCATAGTCATTGCACGTTCCGCATCCACATGAACATGTTTTTTCAAAAGCATCATCAAAATCTAATCCTTTTGTGCAGTTATCTAACTGACGAACTTTTGATCTAGCCCAAACCCATCCCGGTGTACCGCCCCAAAGATTCCAAGCAATACGACCATTTGACGGATAGCCATCTTCACCCGGGTCTGCCCCTGTCGCTCTAAGATCAACAGCATGGCGGGGGAAGTAACGAGCAACCTTTCTAACGAATTCAGGACTCGCATTACCACCAGCAGCAAGACGACGAGCGGAACCCAAACCGACGCTGGTTCCACCACGACCATGTTCTCTACGCTGTTTTAAGCCAACTTCTGCCATACGCTGGACAGATTCAGGAATTGAAAGATCAATATCACCACAGGCAATCTTTAAAATATAATCAAGATTTCCATCATCAGAACGCTTAATAATATCAATTGCAGCATTCTGATTAGCGGGGTTATCAACAAGGCTTAACTCACCAAGAACATATTTCTTAATAACAGAAACAGGTCTTCCTCTAAACATCTTTTTAGTATCAATCTCTTTCTGAATAATCTTCCCGCCAATAGAAAAACCACGGAGAGTTCCATCAAGAACTTTTTCCCAAGTATCTTGTGCGCCTTTAGAAATATAAGCAGAAACCTTGATAGCATTATATTCTTGCCCATCATCACCTTTGATAATGACGGGTTCATAATCTACAGCCCGACCAACGGCGATAGGAGCATGCATTTCTCTGATATTGCCTGCCCAGTCTTTAAACGCCTCAACAGAAGCATTAAAATCAACTATATCGCCGGTTTTATCAACATTATCAGCTGTTGCTATTCCAACGACAATACGCTCTTCACGCTTAACCATTGAAATAGGAAATACTAAATTAAAATTTTCCATATTAGACCTCTATAATAATATATTTGTATTTAAAATACAAATCATCCTATTGCATAAACAGCAAGTGTAACGCCGGCAGTTAAAACTTCATACTTTGTATAGTCACCATCAATTTCATGATATACATGGCTACCATTCGCAGGTGAGTGAGGTATTAAAACCGTAAACTGATTATTAAGTTTAACTTCAGCACTAGTTGTATTGTTGGTATTAAAAAACGCTATTTTTATTGTATGCCTTCCTATACTGACAACACTATCTGCGCTTGTTACAGCAGTATCGGAATAGACAAGTGTTCCGTTCATGAATTTCCTCCGTTATTATTGCCGGCATCTTGTTGCTCACCACGTTCGGCTCTGCCTGTTGTTGCATCAAGATTGCTAGCACCTGCTTCAGTATCCACCCTTGCTCTGGGAGGATTAGAGCTTTGATTATTACTATTCATCGGAGGGGCACCCGGCCCTTCCTTCTTAATCTTTGTGGGGAAAGGAAGCACAATATCGCCATCCTCTCTTTCGGGAAGACCAAGTTCGCTTCTAACCTCATTAGGACTGATTACTTCTGTACGAAGGTATCTGTCGTAAATTCTAGACATAATATCTTCATCAACAAGATCAATCCTCTTAAATCTTAACACAAGAAGATCAGTAAACTCTTGAATAATTTTATTCATTCTCTTTTCAATTACAGCCTGATCGGGGCCGATAACTTGTGTCTTGAAAGTCTTATCTGCATCTCTAGAAACAGCCAAGTTAGCATTATCATAAACTCCAACTTTTGGAGCCGGCACTCTGTTAGCAACAAGAATTTCATCACGATTTGATTTTCTATACTTATCAAATGATGCATCTTGAATATTTGCTTCTAACTTTTCAAATCTAATGTCAGCATCTGAACCAATAGAAGAAGGAATAGGAATAACTAATGTACCGTGATTACGACCCTTAACTTCATTTCTAAAATAGTTAATTAGTTCTTGCTTAGATTTAGCACTAAGTTTTGCGCCTTTAAGAATAATCGCATATCTAGGAATTGCTTTATTTTCAAAGTAATCAATATTATATTCTTTAGCATACTTATCTCCAACAATTGCCGCTGCAGCAGACACCGAAGGAGGAATACCATAATAAGTATTATTTGGAGAATAAACTTTAAAATGAATCAACTCATTAGGATTAGGGTCTCCATTAATCGGGTCTGGCGTTTCAGAATCTTGAAAGTTTCTAAAGAATACAGCCTGAATTTTATTGCTTTTAGCAATTTGTACATAACCATCACGCTTACGTCTAACACGAACTAAAGTTGCTGGCACATGACCTATATAGCCAATCTGACCGGAGTTTGTTCTACCAATTTCAAGGTAGCCATTACCGACAGTCATAGCATCAAGCCAGACTTTAATCATAGTTTCCAGAAAGGTTTCTTCATCATTTAAATTTTCAAATAAATCATCAAGACGCTGTTTTTCGTTTTGAATAATTTTTCTTGTTCTATTTAACTTTTCAGGAGAACCTTGATTCTTTTCAAGTAAACGTCTAGCTTTAGTTGTTTCAATAAACTCATAACCTAAACCAACAGTGTTCATAACTCTAGCATTAACGCTAGCATTATGAATAGCACTTTGATCATAAAGATTCGCAAGAGTATCTTGATCGTATGGCGGAGTCACAACATCATAAAGAGAGTATCCATCGACTTCTTCTGGATCAACATATTTTGTTCCAACAGCATCTGGTTCGCCAGTTAATCTTTTCTGAAGATTATAAAACCTTCTTTTCATCTTTGGAGAAAGGCTTGCTGTCTTAATTTTCTTGAAAGGATCAACTTTTTCTAGTTCTGTTAATATCTGAAGATATGTGAGTTCATCAATCTCAATACCGTCTTGATCATCTTGAATGTGTGTAGCTACCATATTCACCTCTTCTTAAAATGACTATCTAATACATCTTCATATGGGTCTGGTGTGAAACCATCTGCAAGGCGTGCTTTCTGATCATCTAATTCTGAAGCAGTCACCTTTCTAGCACCGGGCACCCAAGCGGCATATCCTTCATCAGAGCCTGTCCAATATTTAGCCGCTTTAGCAACACGTAGTTCAACATCGGGATCATTAACCAATCCCTCTGCTGATAAATATCCATCACCATCAGAAAGAGGTTTGCCATTTGGCATAATCCAAATACAAACACCATAAGGACGTTCTGGAACCCACAACTGTTTGTCTTTAATAAAATTTGTAGCCATCCGAGATATGATACACGATATTGAATAAAAAAGCACGGAAAGATGCAAAAAGCGTACCAAGATTGGTACGCTTCTCGCAGATTTCTTATGAAATCATAACACTACTTAATCGGGCAAGCACCACCTTCGCATTCAAGACTATCAATTGTCATATTGCTAGATGTGTCAACGAATGACATGGTATCAATAATGCCGGCTTTAAGTGAAATATACTGTTCTTTTGTAATTTCTTCATATGGTGCAAGAGAAAAACCATGATCACTATGCAAAAGGAATGAAACAGATTTAATCTTATTAGAATAATTCTTAGACAACCATTCCTTAATCTCAGGCAACTCTTCTTTTCTATAATAGACAGTAACACTTACATTATTATCAGCCCAGAAACTTTGTGCTTTTACAACCCATTCAAGTTGCTGTACTGCTGTAAGTTCTTTGGCAAGAGTTGCATGTTCAGGTGTTTCACAAGGAAAGTCAACAACACAAATTGTGTGATTTTCTTTTCCATCCAACCCAATATCATAAACGACATTGTATCCCTTTTCACGACAATAATGAACCAATGGATCATTACTACCCATACGAACACGACGAATATAGTATTTAGCATAAGCAGGGTGAATTCCCGGTGTAACGCCGGCTAGCAAACTAAGAGTTCCACTAGGTTTAACGGTAGTAAGTTTAATTGAAGGATTGATTCCAAGTTCAGCCGACCACTTTTTATCAAAGTCTTTTAAGGCTTCATAAGCCTTTCCAACCCAACCAATTTGTTCCTCTGTAGCCTGAAGCCATCCTGTAACACCTTGACCAAGCCGGCGATTTCTAGCAATAACATCACGGCTCTTCTTATATGGATAATATAAAGTTGTAATTGCTTTTTGTGTTTTGTAAAGTAGTTTACTTAAATCAATAAATTCATCAAGCGATGTAATATTAGGTAAAAAGACTTCTGCTAAGTTACACGGCTCACCATCCTCAAGACCAATCTCTCCACAAGGATTAGTTCCAATCACTTTAGAATCATTAACTTTTTCACCAAGACGACCATACTTTCTAATCAACTTTCTATTGATAAGACCATACGGCTCGCCAGAACCATCATAACCTTTCCAAAATTCATCTGTCATCTTATCAACAGAATCGGCAAAAATTGAGTTGTTAGAGTTTGCTCTCCAAGCAGGAATATCGCCTTGCCCCCAGTTCTTAGCACGCAAGAACAAAACATCATCAGGGTCTCCAATGGCAATCTGGGCAGACCGTCGCGCAGAGCCAGCAACAACAATCTTTCCAACAATATTTGCAATATCAAGAGCATCAACAGAACGCATTTCACTACCGACACGCTTATTCAAAATATTGCAAATATCAGCAATACCTTCAATAAGAATCTCAGGGCCAGAAGCAGTCCCACCAAACGTCTTTAAAGGCGCTCCAAATCCTCTAATAAGCAAGGTGCTGTATGTGAACGACTCCCCTGTTTCAAAATAACTACGGAGCACTTTACCAAGCAATTGTGACCATCCATGACGAGAGTCTGGCACAATGAAATCAGCATCGCTTGTTTTCTCATGCCGAATAAAATCAACATGCTTAACTTCTGGCATTTTATAAACTACAGAACGCTCAACAGAGAATCCAACACCTCCGCCAACCATCAAATGATCCATTAAAAACTGAAAGTCCTCAACTGAAGAAATTGTTGTCATCCAACAATTAACTAAAGAAACACCGCTCATTTTTTGAACAAGCGGAGTACCTAACTGCCATAAGCATCTGCCGGCAAAGATACCTTTCAGATTGAAAATATAATCAAAGAGCCTTTCAGCTTCTTCCTGTGTATAATTAGCGCCGATATCCTGCGCACCATTAATGCATCTAGCGATTGTTTCATTCCATTCCTCTTTTCTACCAAGATGTTCAATATCTCTAGAATATGTTCTTTTATAAACTATTTCTCCAAGCCCATTAAATCCCCAAGGGGGTGTTTTCCCTGAATAGGAATCAACAAACTCGTCTGAAAGAATACCCATACTACCTCCTAAAAATGTGTAAATTCAATCCTACCAAGCCGGTGAGCTAAAGCAAAGTGGTAATGCTTAGGCTAATTAAAACTTTTTTCAAAGTCAGCGAGGCGGGCGATCATCATATCAGCAATATTCGCCCAACTCATCTCGGCGTGGATTATTTTTGCGGATTTGAGAGTATATTTTTTAAATTCGTCATATTCGTTAACGACGTGCTCCATCAAATCCAGCAAATCATCATAACTAGGGATAGCCCATTCTCCAACATCGCAAGCATACAGATGTTCATGAAAATCTGATTTGCCCCATGTAGCTGGCAGAGGAATGGACATTTCAGCAAAATCAGAACAACCTGTAAGGTTTGTACAAATTGTAGGAAGTCCTGTAGCAATTGCCTCAAATGGAATCATTCCAAATCCTTCTCCGCTTGTTGGATAAACAAGACAATGACACTTGTGATATAACCTAACAAGTTGATCAACAGAGAATTGTTCTGGAATACCTATAATCTGAGGATGTTGATGAGCCGGCACAATTCGACCATCAACATATGTTTCAGCAAAACAAAATTTATTGTACTTAAGAATTAATTGATAATCATCATCGCCTTCATACAAATCTAGAAAAGCATCAACAACCATCTGGGCGTTCTTTCTTTTAGAATCACCACCGATATGAAGAAAGTTAAACTTTCCTATTAACTCTCTTTCATAAATAGAAAACTCATCTGAAATACCATGAGGTATCACATGAACATTTGCATGAATGTTATTTTTAATATAAACATCTTTTACAAAGTTAGATGTAGCCCAAATCTCAGAACACTGAGACATATTGAATTTCCAAGTATTAGGAACAACAGTTGATTCCCAAGGTGTATATCCAACATTAAACTCATTGTTTAACTGATAGTAAATAGGCGGACAAAAGTTTATATGGAAAGGTATTTCTTTCCTATTATAAAAAACACCTACACCTTTATCCTGTAAAGCAAGGATTGAATTAACAGCAGCATTTTGATAGCCTTGGCTAAACCAAGACTCTCCACTAGCATCTGTGTTATTTAGGCTAAACCAGCTAACTTTCCTCATAGAATGTACTTAGATTCTGCTTTTCAATATCCAGACATTGTACACCCTTTTCAAGCAAAGCAAAGGCATCTTCTTTACTAATTTCACAGGTGATCGGAGTATTTCTATAAGCACAACGGGTAGCAGCCAAATATAAATCACCGACTTTCATAACTGAAATTAAATCAGCATCAGTAATCACAAAAGGGCCGCAGTCGTCAGACTCGGCTATAGCGATAATTTCCATAAAATAATTATACTCCGATTCCTATAATAAGCATACTTAGCAATCAAGCATGCCAGCGTGCTTAGCGTGCTTATACACTTAGAGTATTTGCTTGCTTCGCTAGTATAAGCACACTAGCATACGTTCATGAATTCGTGAGGAAAAATCAAATCTTTTTTTTGCACAACGGTTCGCTTCGTGTGCTAGAGTGCTTCGTATGAGAAACCGCCCTACATTAAAAATTAAAGATATTCAAACAATTAATCACAAGCATGAGTCTAAGAATTACATTTATAAAGAAAATGTACTTAATGCTGGTGAAGTTTCATTAATTGAATATATTGGCAATGATTTAAGCATTGTTAATGCCGCAAGAGTATCATTTGCTTCTTATGATACTGAAATGACTGAACGATCTGAGGGATTAATTAATTATCTGATAAAGAATAAGCACGCTACTCCATTTGAACATGCTGTGTTTAAGTTTCATGTTAAGTGCCCAATTTTTATTGCAAGAGAGTGGTTTAGACATAGATGGTCATCATTTAATGAAATGAGTATGAGATATCATGTTCCAGAAAAATTAGAATTTTTTATACCAGAAACTCATACAATTAGAAAACAAGTTGGAAAACCCGGTGCTTATTTCTTTGAATCTTTTACAGACACTGAAGTTATTGCAGATGAAGTCGAGTATCAGTTTGGCTTAGTTTATACAGTAGCAGAAAAAGCCTACAGAACTTTGCTTGAAAAAGGTGTAGCTAAAGAGTTGGCACGCTCTGTTCTCCCTGTAGGACAATACACAGAATTTATCTGGACTGTAAATGCTAGAAGTTTAATGAATTTCTTATCTCTTAGAAATGATTCACATGCTCAATATGAGATTGCCGCTTATGCAGAAGAAATTGAAATGATGTTTGCAAGTTGCTTGCCAAGTACATATACTGCTTGGATTCAGAATGGAAGAGAAGCAATATGAAATACATTAATTTTATAATTATATATTTAACAATAATTTTTAGTTTTGCATTCTTATTTAAAATGGGAATCCAGCTTTCTTTTGATATTGATACCGGGTATCTTGGCCCAATTGCTCTATTCCATGCAATGTTAATCATTGCCGGCTTAAAAGGTTCAAATAATTGAAAATTACACCATACACTGATAAAGTTGATTTAGAAGATATAAATAGTTTATATATTTTAATTAAAGGCGTTCCGCATGAAAATGGTTATGCGCCGGCAATGGTTATTGTATCACCTGATAATAATTATCAATTAACTTTAGATGAACTTCATTCTTTAATGGATGGAATAGAAATCGCCCAAGAAAAGGTTAGTGAAATTATTGATTACATTATCAATAATAAAACATTCGGAGTCTAAATGCTTATTGGAAGAGTTATTCCAGATTTTCCATACCCAGAAAAAATATGTCCATACTGCAATAGTTTACTTAAAATAGTAAATGCTATTCATTATGAAAATGATAAATATCATTTTAAGGCTCTATATTTAGACCCAAACCCTAAATGTCCGGTCTATGATGAAGGTGCTATGAAAGCCTATGCAAGAATCTATTATTCTTCAGAAGAGGCATTTGAATACTTTAGAGATGTAAAAATACCAGTTCAACGCTGGACACAAGAAAATCTTTATACAATTTATCAGTAGTATGATAATATATTAGAACTATGCCTATAAATTCCTGTTCTGACAATGGCAAACCCGGATATAAATGGGGCGATGCTGGTAAATGCTATATTTACAATCCTGATAGTGAAGAATCAAAGAAAACTGCACGAAAAAAAGCTCTAGCACAGGGAATTGCAATAGGTGATATTGATATCACAAGGGCAAATGAAATCACCACGACTTCTATGGGGTCTGGAATAAAAAAGCCGCAGCAGGGTTATCCAAAGAGGAAGAAAAAGATTAAAAAGGTAGCCGAAGACCTTACACAAGATGAGGCAATGCTTGCAATGGCTCTTGCGGCCATCGCCCAGAAATATGGAAAGTTTAATGAAGATGGTACAGGCATCTGGGCTGGCTATGAAAGTCCTGAAGAGAACGATGAAAAAGAAATTGGTGTTAAATGTGCCAATTGCGTCCTTTACGAAGGCAATAATGTTTGCAAAATTATAGAGCAAACAGTCAATCCTGAAGGTAAATGCAGATTTGCTGTTATTCCAGACGGAGTTGTTGATATGGATGGTGATGATTCCGACATGGAAGACGAAACAAAATACGATTTTCTTAATGAATTCCTTCTTGAACAAGAAGTTGAGTCTTACGAAAAGTTTTTAGACTCTTTTGATCTTGCCGATTTAGTTTTAATTAGCATGATTGATTCAGAAGAAGAAGAAAATGATGAAGAAGATGGTGAAGAAGAGGAAGAAGATGAAGAAATGTCTGAACATCCCAATTTATCGCCTATGCAGTCAGCTCAATATGAAGGTTATGAAGACATTGTTGAAAAATATGGCAAGTTTGACCAGTCAGCCGGCCGAAATGGCGCTCATTATGCATCAGCAGAAAAAAATCCATTCAAAAATGAAGGGTTAATTTGTGCAAATTGTGTATTTTATGAAGGTGGACAAGGTTGTGAGATTGTTTCTGGTCAAATTGAACCAAATGCTATCTGTAAACTATGGATTATTCCTGAAAATTTGATCGGAGAAGCCGGCTCTGAGGTAGAAAAAGTTACTTATGGTCGCCCCGGCCCTAATGACCCTAGAAAAACGCCGGCTAAGCCTTCTGAGAGGCGCAGAGGCTCTACAAGAAACAAGCCCGGCTCCGCACAGTCGGGTGGTTCTGTTACATTTGGAGGCTCAGTTACAGCGTCTCTGAAAGCAAAAATGGAACAACACAACAAAAAGCACGGCGACAGTGCCGGCAAAAAGGCTACAATGGGTGCATTAAAGGCTGTTTATAGGCGTGGTGCTGGCGCATTCTCAACTTCTCACCGTCCGGGTATGACAAGAGGTGGTTGGGCAATGGCTAGAGTTAACGCTTATCTCTATCTTTTGAGAAATGGCAGACCTTCTAACCCTAACTACACAACGGATAATGACCTTTTACCCAAGGCTCATCCCAGAAGTACTAAATAAGGAGATAAAAATGATTATTCAACTTCCCTATGACAACGTTCAGGTTGTTAAAAGAAAGCATGATGCTATGAAGGCTTGGCATGAAGATATGGCTAAGTCGCATCTTACTGCCGCCGAATGGCATGCCGAGCAGTCGGATGAGCTTGGAAAGGCTATGAAAGAAGTTCCTCTTAATCCTGAGAAGAAGCAGGGTGCCAATATTGGTACAAAGGGCACATCGACAGACAGCCCTGACCCCGCAGCGCCGGCTCCGACGAAAGTTCCTCTTGACCCGGTTAAAAAGGCTGATCTTATTCAGATTCTGAAAGACCATGTTGAAGAGTACGGCGATTTTGAGTTAACTCCCGAAGAAATCGTTGATAAAATCTTTGGAGAGTGACCCTTGGATGCGGCTCTTGCCTCCATCCTTGTCGCCTGCATTGCGACAATGGGCACAGTGGTTGTAGCAATAATTGAAAAGTTTAGAAAAGAAAATAAACAAGATCATGATAGTGTTATGACATTCTTAGCCGATTTACATGAAGATGTAGAAAAAGTTGACAAAAAATTAGATAACCATATTCATTGGCATTTAGACAAAAAGTGATACAATGGTCGCAGGAGCGGCTCTTGGCTGTAGGGAGTACGAAAGTTTCTTTATGGTGCAGGGGCCGCTCCTAACATTGGAGGCTTATGAAAAAGAATCGCCCTGCTATGCCGCCGATTGTAGAAATCTTTTGGGAAGATCACTACAGCCTTGGTGACGACTGGTTTGACCAGACACATAAACATGAACTTTTAATTTTATCCGCAATCGGTTATCTCGTTGCAGAAGATGATAAATATTATTATGTCGCCTGCACTTACGAAATTGACACAGGAAAATATTCCGCTGGAACCGCCGTGCTGAAGAATTGTGTGGTAAAGTTCCGGTACTGCTTACCACAGGAAACGGCAACCGCTTCCAATGTCAGTAGCATTCAAGTAAAGAAGATTCCAGCAAGAAAGAAGGTATCCAATGCTAACAAGTCAACAGGTCGAAAGACACCTACAAAGTCTACCCAAGGAAGCAACAGGTGAAGATCACAGAGCAGCCTGCTGTATTGTCTATGGTGTTAGAGATGGTCGTTCTTTAAAAGAAATTAAATCCTACTATTCTCTCTCAGAAGAGATGGCTGTTAAATGGTGGGATTACTTTAACTTTGGTGAGATTGCTAAAGTAGATAAAAAGAAGCGTGGTTCCAAAACAAATGTTTTGGATACCTATATTAAAGATAACATTGGTAAAATTTTGACTTCAAATTCCATTATTGAATCATGCCAGATTTCTACACCTACGTTATATAATTACATTAATGCCAATAGAGGCTACTTTCATCGTGTTGCTAGAGGGACATACAAGATTACTGATCCAGTTGAAGAAAGAGCTAAAGATAAGTCGTGAATAATCTTCCTGAAAAACTTAGAGAAGTATCAGATTCATATTATGACACTATAACCACAGGTTCTTCTAATACATGGGATGCCCCTATTCTTATGTATGCAGCCGCCGACGAGATTGAACGACTGCGCAAAGCCATCGTGGACTATGTGATGACAATCAGCGACTGCTACGCCACCCCCGCAACAGACAGCGATGCGCTGGAACTATTGAAACAGGCGGTGCGTGGTGACTGACGACATTGTGACCCGACTTCGGAACAGCGTAAAGAACATTTGGGCCGATTACAGCGCCGCAACAGGTAAGTGGGCGATGGAAGAAGCCGCTGATGAGATTGAGCGACTGCAAGAACAAGTGCGGTGGGCATCCGACAGGGCATCGGAATGGAAGTTGGAAACCTACGAACTCAACACCGAGATTGAACGTCTACGGGAACAGAACGAGTACCTGAAAGCAAATGTTGAAATGCTGTTGGCAGAGGCAAAGGCGGTGAAGTGATGAGCGACGACATCGTGACCCGACTGCGGGAAGATTTTTGTGATTTCGGACAATGGGAAAACTCATGCACCCCCGAAGGGAAATGCCCGTGCTGTCTTGCCGCTGACGAGATTGAACGGCTACGTCTTGAATCTCTTCAGTTACAGGGACTTGTCCGAGCGCATGAGGGAATGTATGTGCGCGCCGCCGAACAGATTGACCAGCAACGTAACTGGCTGGAACGCTTATATCGTTTGACTGTTGGGCATGGCCCCAACTGGGGAGTGTTCGACAGTTGGGAAGATGCGATAACGGCCTACGAGGAGACCCGCTGTGACTGACGACATCGTGACCCGACTACGGGAAAGAGCGATAGTTCTCTTTAGTAATGGGGCGGATGGAAATGCCTTCATTGACGAACACGCCGCTGATGAGATTGAACGTCTGCGAGTTGAAATTATGCTGCTTGAGGCATCTTGTTATCCAGCAGTTGGAGTAAGAAAAAAACTAAATATATTATTCAACAAGTTTCGTCAAAACTCTCAAAGGAAAAAATCAAAATATTTTTTATGTAGAATTTGTGGTAAAGAACATGCATAAAAACTTAGATTATCTAAAATAGATATACTAAGTTTTTTTGCCGAATTAGCTCAGTAGGTAGAGCAACCGCCTTGTAAGCGGTAGGTCACGGGTTCGATTCCTGTATTCGGCTCTGATGGGAAATTATGTGAGGTTATGTAATATGACAATGGAAAATATATATAAGAAAATGGGTGCTGATCGGTATCTACCTGAAGCCGGCTGGAACGATATTTTAATTAGGTTAGATAGAAAACTATCTATGCTTGACCCAGACTATCAGGTTCTTCAAATCAAAGAAAAGTTTGGGGCTTTAAGGTTCTATTATGCAACCGATGTGAAAGAAACCGCCGTGCTGGAGGCTATGGACAGATATGTTCGTGAAGCAGAACATGAATCTGCTAAAACATGTGAAATGTGCGGTAAACCCGGCCGGCAAAGAGAAAACGCCAAACGTTTAAAAACGTTATGTGAAGAACATGCTTCTGCTTGGATGAACGGCTAGAATATAAAGATGATAGAATGGGTTCATGGAACATCATGTTTGTCCTTCATGCAAAACATCTTTAAAAGGACAATACATCCCCGATATCGCCATCAACAAAGGCTTCTATCCAGAGACGTGCGTCACGTGTGGCGACCGAAACCACTGGCTCAACCTATGGGTTTTGGAACGTCACGATTCTTTATATGAGGTGATGTGTCAAAAATGTGGTTACGTGTGTTTCATGTCGGGTGAACATGTTGATAGAAATAACGAAAGGTTAATATGATGAAAAGTAATTGGGTTTCTGATTCTTGGGAAACTGTTTGTTCCCGCCAGTTAGGGGACATATATGATCACTATTATGGATGGTACACAGGGTTAGATAGATTAGAATCTATCAACCCGATTGTAGAAATAGAAAACCATCTGAACTATATTATAGAATACACAGAAGGATTCACTAAACCGATCACCCCGGCCGTATTGAGTGGTTTAGATAATAATTACATTTTTTTTGATATCGCCGCATACGCCATATTTATGGTAGACGCATTAGAAGATTTTGTTATAGACCGACACCATATATGTGAAATATTAATAAAAAAACAAAAAGATTACGGCCCGGCAAACATCATGAAATTTGGCCCCACCGGAATCATCATACGGCTATACGACAAAATAGCACGACTATGGAACCTCACCGAAAACACCGGCAACATCAACCTATACATCAAACTCAACAACCACCACAACGAATCCATCATAGACACACTCATAGACATAATCGGATACTCAACCATCGCCCTCATGGTCTTAGACCCCGACCCCATCCACAAAAACAAATTCCTCACCCCCATGAACCAAAACAACCACCAACAATGCTAACCGACACACAAGCCCAAAAATGGCTACACATAGCCCAAAACATCGCACAAACACTATCCACCTGCAACAAAAAACAATACGCAGCCATCATCCTCAACCAACACAAACGAGTCATCAGCATCGGATACAACGGCTCACCCCCCGGCCACCCACACTGCACAAACGGACACTGCCCCCGATACTGGGAAAACACACCGAATGGCCAAAACTACGACAACTGCATCGCCAACCACGCAGAAACAAACGCCCTCCTATGGGCCGACCCAGCCCAACTACACAACGCAACACTCATCATCAACGGGCCACCCTGCTACACATGCACCAAACTCATCTGCACCAGCGGAATCACCCAACTCATACACCACCCAGACCCAACATACCAACAATGGCCACAATGCCAACAAACCCTACAAACCAGCGGAATCACCATCACCACCATCCCCCACCCCACAACCACCCCAACCACCACCACCTACAACCCCAACCCCAAAAACCAACGCTAACCCAAAAAAAACAAAAAATTGAGTATATAGTTTTAGAGGGTAAGGCTTGAAAGAAAGCTCCCGCACGCTGGGATTTCGACCCCGGTCAAACGATTACCCCTTGCGTTCTCTAACGGTGTCCCGTAGTGTTCCGGTCGTCGGCAACCGCCGACCGAACGAAAGGGAAAGCAATGCGACAGGCAGAGGTAGTGCTGGCGAAGCCCAGCAAGGCGCAGAAAGCGCAAGCGTTCCGGGAGGCTACGGCTCACGCCGTTGCGAACCGGGCAAAGGGCGGGGCGCTCGTCCGAATCTCGGACGGCACCCGGACTCACGAGGTTCCCCGAATCACGGCGGTGCGGTTCGCCGTCATTCTCGCAAACCTCACCGGCGAGGCGGTTGAGGTCACCGACCTCTTCATCGTCACCGGCGACGAATACAGCGCCGACCGTTCGGCTCTCTACCATCTCACGCACCGGGCGACCGGGGCGGTGGAATCGGCGCACGGCGCACGAATCAAGGTCACGGCGTTCCTCGCCGGCACCGTCACCCGGAAGGGTCGCACCCTCGCCGGAATCACCAGCACGAAGGGTGAATGCGAGGCGGTGGTCATCAGCCTCGCATAACCGAACCGGGTCGGGTCGGGAGCAGGAGCCGGGGCGAAAGCCCCGGCTCTTTGCTTTCCCCGGCACGGCGGCCGCGGGCGGGTCGGGAACCGGGAACCGGGGCGAGAGCCGGGTCGAGCGTTCGTCCCCTTATTGGGGAACCACTTTCAGAGCCGGGTCGAGCCGTGCCGCGCAAGGTCGAGCCTGTGGATAAACCTGTGGACGACTGTGGATAACCTCGCTATCCACAGAATCCACAGGGGT